TGCGTCTGGTTCAAGTGATTATGTTGTAAATGGAACTGATAGAAGTGGCACGGTTTCCGGTAATGACCCGACAATTAATATGGTTGTTGGTGATACGATTACTATGCAAAACAATGCAAACGGCGCCCACCCAATGTACTTTAAATTTGCTCCCACAATTGCAACGGGACAACAAGTCACCACACCTGCCGCATCTGGCCAAGGTACTGGGACAATATCTTGGACCCCAAATACTGCCGGTACATACTATTATATTTGCGAGTATCATAGTTCAATGGTCGGTTCAATTATTGTATCAGAAGCACAACCGGCTGGTTGGGGAGACGACTACTCAGTATTTGCAGATAATCTTGCAATTCCCAGAGTTATATTAGATACGAATGGACCAACAATTGATAAATGGATGATTTCAATACCAGACCAAACAAGATATACAACCTTTGATACTATAATGTCTAATTATGCTGCAGCTGGTGGAATATATCACTTTAAATCTGCAGGTAATAATGCTCACGTAGGTGTGAGCCCAGAGGACCCAAGACACAATAATCAGATTACTATTGAAGGTGGAAGTACATATGTTATTAATAATCTAGATAGTAATGGCCTTAACCAATTCAGTTCTGGTTCCATATCAACAGACACGAATAAATTTGTTAATAGAAATGAAATTGATGGTGGACCTAACCAATTTACAATTGCTGCATGTCAACAAGACGATGTAAATAGACTATTGGATGATTATAGCAATCGAGGACCTATGTGCGATTTTGCTTCTTATGGTGCATATACATGGACAAGCTATCCGACGGCAGGCGCATATACTGATGGTCAATGGGGTTATTTTAGTGGAACAAGTTGTGCTGCGCCGGTAGCTGCAGGTTGTGCAACCGTATTTTTAGAATGGTATGTCACGCAAAGAGGAGTTTGGCCAACAATGGCTCAGTTAAAAGAGTTAATGGTAAATTCAGCAAAAGAAAATTTAATAGGAGAGGATTTAATTAACTTCTCTAGTATACCAACTGCAGCAGATATATCTTCAACAAAATTATATAACTCATCAGAAGTGAATCGTATTAAGACTGGCGATTCCCAAAATGGTGGAGCAGATTTAACAGAATTATATGGAACACCACCATTAAGAGTTCACATTCCTTGGGCAATAAGAATGGGGACCGGCAAATATGTTGCGGGTGGTGCAGAACAAACAACATACAAGAGACGACCTACATCAGGTTCGGTTTGGCCTCGAAGAAAAGTTATCTTCTCTTCTTAAAATGGAATATATGAAATGATAATAAATAAACATAACCACCCAGAAATTCAAATGAGCTAATCATGGCAGAAATATTAAGTAATAGTTTAAAAAGCGATTTAACCAGACTATTTTTGTCTGATCTAAACAGCAATCAAGAGTTTTATATTTTCGTGAGCTCAGTAGATACCTTTGACCCTAATGATACTCTCAGATCAAAAACTGAATTTAAAGAGAAAACACTATTTGGTAAAAAAGTTGCCGATGCTGATATACATTTTTGTATTCCTTATTACCCTTGGCAGGTTGGCCAGGTATATACGGAATATGATGATACAATAGATTTAGTTGGCAAAAACTTTTATTCTGTTGTAGGCCCAACTCAAAATGATACTGGTGACTATAGAGTTTATAAATGTTTAGACAATAATAATAGCTCAACAGTTTCAAACCCACCAAATTATAATTCAACAACAACAAATCAGATTTATAAAACAGCTGATGGATATGTATGGAAATACATGTACAGAATTACTGATTTAGAATTTGAGGCATATAATGCTCTAGGTTTTATACCTTTAGTTGGCATGACAGCTAATAATGCAGTAATCCAACCATCTGACCAAGGCGGTTCTGTAATCTCTGATGTTATTGTAGAAAATTCAACAATTAATAATGGTTATGTTCAGGAAACTGGCACTTTGTCGGCCTCACCAACTGGTGACGAATTGGATATTAACCCTGATGGAACGCTAAGCCCAATAACAAACTATTATACTGGCCAATACATTTATACAACAAACCCGAATGGTGTTTCAAGATTATTTAAAATTACATATTATTTCTATGATACAAATACCAATAAGGTTAAGGTAAGAGTAGGACCATGTCTATTAACTGGGTCTGCGAATCCAGGTGCTGCTGGTGTTGGTGATAGTGCATCAATTAGAATCTTTCCAGAAATTGAGATTAAAGGAGACGGAACTGGTGCAGTAGCTATTCCAAATATTGTTGATGGACAAATTAATAATGCTATTGTAATACGACAAGGTTCTGGTTATCATAACGTCACGGCAAGAGTTGTGGATCCAATCTTTGACTTTAATCCAGAAGATCCTACTACAACAGATATAAGAGCTTCTGTAAGAGCAGTATTATCACCAGATGGTGGACATGGAATTAATCTGATTGATGAATTTAAATGTAAAAATCTGAGTATATATGCTTACATTTCAGCAGCAGATAATACAGTAATTGGAGACGTTAATACATACTCTGCAGTAGGAGTTGTAAGAACACCTTCATTTGCAAATACAGCACCGGATATTTTTGATAACCGAATTGCGGTGGTCACGAATGACTATGCGAAGGTTACAGCAAATAATACTATAACGCAACTTAATACCGACAACGAAATTATATTCTCTGCAAGGGTTCATGAAGTTGATGACACAGCAAACACCATTTACTTAGCAGAATATATGGGTCCATACCAGAATTATGCCAATACTGGAAATGGAGATACATCACTGGATTTAACTTTACCACTTAGAAATGAAACAGGTCAAGTAATTTCAATAAATACACCTATAGCAGATAATATTACAGTTTCAAATTACATTCAAAGGACAGGTGAAGTGTACTTTATGGAAGATTTCTTTCCACTCGCACGTACAGACCTTTCCCGAGAAGAATTTAAGTTTGTATTGGAATTTTAAGGAAAATAATTAAAGATGCCTATTAACACAAACCTCAATCAAGCTCCATATTTTGATGATTTCGATCAAGAAAATCAATATTATCGCGTTCTGTTCAAGCCAGGATTTGCGGTTCAAGCTCGTGAGCTTACTCAGCTTCAGACTACGCTTCAGGACCAAGTAGAGCAATTCGGAGACAATATATTCAAAGAAGGTAGTATTGTTAAAGGTTGTAACTTTACAGAACTTGATGACCTTCAGTTTGTAAAACTTATTGATATTGCTGGCTTTGACCCAAGAAACTATATTAGTACAAGGGCAACCGAAACTATTCTCGGTCAGACAGTAGAACTTGATTATGTTTATGAGGTCGTTGGTGGAACATCAGGGCTGACAGCAAACATTATTCAGGCTGCTCAAGGCTATCAAACAAATCCACCAGATTTAAATACATTCTTTATTAACTATACAAATACATCCACAATTTATAAACAGTTCCAATCTGGTGAAGCTTTAACTGTTAATCTTTATAAATTTAAAGTTGGTACAACCGAACCTGTTGCAAACGTACCTAATGTTGCATCTTCAAGAGATGGTGTTGCTGGCCTTGCTGTGACAAGTTTAGCAAACCATGTAGGTAATTCATTTGGTATCCAATCTGCTCCAGGCGTAATCTTCCAAAAGGGACATTTTCTTTTCGCAAAAGACCAAACGATTGTTGTTTCAAAATATACTAATGTGCCAAATGGCATCTCAATTGGATATGAAGTCACAGAAACTCTAGTAAATAATCTACAAGACAATACATTATACGACAACGCAAACGGTTCAAATAATGAAAATGCGCCGGGCGCAGACAGACTTAAGATGACACCAAAATTGGTTGCACTGGTGACAGATGCTGGTGATACCAATTCTAATTTCTTTACTCTTGTTCGTTACCAAAATGGAAACTCAGTTACAGTTCGTGATGTTTCCCAATATAATGTTCTTGGTGAAGAACTAGCTAGACGAACATATGAGGAATCTGGGAATTACATTTTAAAAGATTTTCCAATACAAACAGACGACAGAATCCCAGAAGGTGAGGCTACAAGTAAAGTCCATGCATTGGTAGGTCAAGGTACTGCTTATGTTAAAGGTTATAGAGTAGAAAATTCTGGTGATCGTGCATTCGCAATAGACCAAATTACTACAACAGAGGAAGTAAATGCACAATCTGTATCATTGAATTATGGTGGCTATTTAGATATCACCTCTGTTCAAGGTACCCTACCACTTGACTATAGCAGTGTCAATTTAAAAAATTCTGGTAATGCTACAATTGGTACTGCTACAGTACTTAATGTTACTCCAACAAGAATTTACCTAAGTGGAATTAAGCTGACTGGCAGTAATTCTGTATCAGCAATCGCTAAGGTTGCAGGTTCTTCTGGTGACATTACGGTTAATGTTTCAAGACTTAGAGAGTCAAATACAAAGGCATTGATTTTTAACACAGGTTTGAAGAGTCTATTTGCTACAACAGATACATTAATTCCAGTAAGGAAAACTGAGGCTGCAACACAAACTGCAAATGTTATTACATTGACAGCTGACCCAGGCGAAGATTTTGCATGTACAAATGATGATGTTCTTGTTGTCGATAATACCAATACTTACATACCCGTAACATCTGCTACAACATCAGTTAATAATAGTGTGTTGACCATAAACTTAGACCCGGCTGCGTCGTCTGCGACGAATGTGACTGTGTACTATAACAAAAGGTTGATAGGTTCATTAAATGGTGTAGAGCCACATAATAAAACTGCTCACGATACATTTATCAAAGTTAACTATACGCCTTCACAAACAAAATATAGTTTAGGTTTCCCAGACGTATATAAAATTGTGAGTGTCGTTGATTCATCTGGTGAAGATTACACGAGTAGTTTCAGGTTAAAGACAAACCAAAAAGATACATATTACGATATTTCATATATGGAAAGTATTGCTGGCCGACCAGAACCTTCCGGAACTCTTACGATTAATTTAAAAGTTTTTGAGATTGAAAATTCAACTGGTGAATATTTCTTTACTATTAATAGTTATCCAAATACACTTGATAGTTTTGATATCCCAACATACCTATCTGATTCAGGAACTAGATATAATCTTAGAGAATGTTTCGACTTTAGGCCTCACCTAGCAAAAGAGATAAATGCAAGTTATACTGCTACTGCAGGAACTGCTGCTGTAATTACAACTCAGGTGGGCACATATCCAATGACTTACTTTGGGTCTAATCCACCATTACTACCAGCTCCAGGGCAAAATATTACAACTGACATTGAATATTACTTGTCACGAGTTGATGTAATTGCTTGTGATTCTTATGGTCAAATTAATCTCATTAAAGGACAAGAGGAACGATTTGCAGTTCCACCTCGTTTGGATACTGACCAATTGGCTATTGCTAATATAACTGTTCCAGGATTCCCTGCTCTGTCAAGAAGACAAGCAAATGCCCAAGGCAAATTTGAATACGCAATTAAGGCAAAGTCAACAGGTATTAAAGCATTCACAATGAAGGAAATGCATGAACTTGATAAGAAAATAGATAATCTTTCATATTACATTTCTCTCAACCAATTAGAATCCGAAACAGAAAATTTAACTATCACAGACGAAAATGGTTTAAACAGATTTAAAAATGGTTTCATTGTAGACCCATTTAATGATTTATCCCTTTCAAATGTGCAAGATAGTAGCTTTAATGCGGCTGTGCCATTTAACCAAAAGATATTAACTCCGTCGGTTAAAACATACCCATTAAATTTAAAATATAAAACTGCTACAGGGTCGACAATCTTCCCATCAACAAGTTTGCCGAAAGTTGCAACAATAGCTAGGGATTCAAATGTTGATATTATCAAACAGCCTTATGCATCTAATTTTAGAAACTGTGTAAGTAATTTCTACAAATATGAAGGTGATGGTGCTATCTCACCCCCATATGATGCTGTTTATGATACCACAACAAACCCGGCAACTATAGATATTGACCTCACTACGCCATTTGAAGAATTACTTGACACTATTCAAGAATTCTTACCGATGACTGATACCACTCAAACTACAAATTTTGTGCAAGATCAAGGTAGAGCAGGTAGACGTGGTGCAGGTGTAGAAACAACAACGACCACAACAAGATCAAGTGAAATTTCAATTGATGGTGGTAGTGTTGACACAAATTTTGTTGGTGACTTTATGACCAACTTCACTTTCGAGCCATTTATGGCCGGTCGTGATATTAAAATTTATATGGCTGGTTTAAGACCATCAACAAGACATTATTTCTTCTTTGACGGTGTAAATGTAGACGCACATATTATTCCTGGAACTCCAGCTGATACAGTTGAAGATGTACAGAGATACGGTGTTAAGGCTGCAAGTGTCGAAACGGATGCCAATGGTGTTTTAAGAGCAGTATTTGCATTACCGAGAGAAACATTCTACGTAGGTGACAGAGTATTACAAGTTGCTGACGTAGATACTATTGGAAATATTGACTCTGCTGGAACATCAAAAGGATTCCTTACATACCGTGCATATAACTTTAGTGTTGAAAAAACAAGTTTAACAACTTCTACAAGACAGCCAAACTTTGATGTAAATACAACTGTTACCACAAGAAATGTCGCGAGACGAAGACGTGGTCGTGATCCACTTGCTCAAACATTCTTTATTAAAAAAGGTATGGGTGCTGGATCCAATTCAGTTTATCTATCTGAAATAGATGTATTCTTTAAACGTGTCAGTACTGTAAACGGAATATCGTTACAAATACGTGAAGTTGTAAATGGTTATCCTGATGTCGCAATTTTACCATTCAGTGTAGTACATAAAATTCCTTCACAATTAACCTCAGCTGTAAGTGATGATGCTTCAGTGGCAACAACATTTGCATTTGAAACTCCTGTCAGACTTGATGTTGAAAAGGAATATGCAATTGTATTACAACCAGATGCTTCTGACCCTAATTACCTTGTATACACATCTAAGGTTGGTGGGACTGATTTAACTCCAGGTGATACTCAAGGTTCTGCTATTGTACAGGACTGGGGTGATGGTGTTCTATTTACTTCCACAAACAACTCTGCTTGGAAATCTTATCAAGATGAAGATGTTAAATTTACAATCAGAAGACAAAACTTTGTAGGACCAACTGGTGTTGTCACAATGACAAATGCTGACCATGAATTCCTTACAGTTGAAAATTTAAATGGCAGATTTACTCAAGGTGAATTAATATACCAAGAAAAGGCTGTTCAAGGTTCAACTGGTGCTAATGTAGCTATTGTATCTGGAAGTACTACAGTTACTGGGACCTCGTTGGATGATACATATGCAACTGGTGATTATATTAAGATCTCTCAAAATGCACCCGGTGTGTTGTATGATATTTTCCAAGTTACCAATGTTGTAAATGCTAATCAGATAACGATAAATAAACCTTCATCATTTAC